CTAGTGAGATTGCAGCGCGGCTTTCACAGCCGTAAGCGAATAACGGCCTTTAATATCTTTGAATCTATGCTCTTTGGCTAACTTCTTAAATGAATGGTAGGATAAGCCCGGTATACGTTCACATAATTGCGTAATGTTAAGCAGCTCATCGCCTTGGGCTGCTAAAACTTTAGTTACTGCATTCTCACATGCCTTTTCGATGACCTGAGCCAATTCGGATGCAGGCATAGAAACAAATTTAACCTCTGTCATGCTGCAAAACCTCCGTTATGTTTACAGCTATTCACCAACTCAGTAATTTTTGTTAACCCATAAGCTGTGATTCGCATATGTAAATGAACTTTCTCCTCACCAGTATTTTTATTTATGATTACTGGTGATGGGCGATTGATAAATATTCCTGCCTCTCGTTTTGTTGAGTACAGTTGTAAACGTCCATGCTCTTCTCGATAAATCCATTTTTTATCAATTAATAGACTTATTAGTTTGCGTTCACCGATATTAATAGTTTTTGCACATTCGCGTATAGTGTATGTGCCATCAGTATTAGCTATAGTTTCAAGTGCTTGCGCTTTCGGCTCTAATAACTCAACCTTTGACTTTGCTGCCTCTAACTCTTTTGTTTTTGACTCTAAAATATTGTTTGCAACTTGAAGTGCTTTAGCCATCAATATTTCTGGTGAATCAACTTCTTGCCCAACAATATAACCACCATTTTTACGAATACTTGGTAATACATCAGAAGTAACCCATTTCTTAAATTGCTTAGCTTCAGGTTTACGACTTGTTAGAACTAAAGAATAAAGACCAGATTCATTGACTAAATTAGTAGGCCTATGGCTACCCTCAATAGTACTGAGGGTAATTTCTTCAGCATCCAATCTACTGGCAGCCATGCTAACATTACCAATCTCTAAAACATTACAAACATCAGAAAGAACAAACCAAATTTCACCATCCTCTTTTACAATGGTGCGAACTTCTTTTTGATTGAAGTTAAAAACAGATACATTGTTCATTACTTAATCTCCTCAACCTTTTCTGCAATTTCCTCCAAAATTCTCCACCCATCCAATCTGTGAAGTGGCTCTTGAACTCCACTGGCATCACATTGCTGTTGAACTATTTTTTCAATTGTCACTACAACTTTTCTAGTTCTTGGTACCAATATGCAGCCTTCAAGCTTCTTGTTTGCCCGTTCTGTAGCTGCTTGCCAAGCAATAAAACTACGTTCACGTTCTCTACTATTTGCTGGACTGCTATAGACACGGTTATATAAGTGTCTTGCTTCCACATCATCTAGCTCATTTCCACAGTTGTCGTTCCAGTCTTTAAAGTGCCAATCGTCAAAAGCTGCACGCTCAAAATTATTTCCATGTTTAGTCATGCTACACCTCAATGAATCTTATAAAGATCAGCCGGAACAACTGCAAAACTCTCAGCTACAATCTTATCTAGATCAGTTTGAATGGCTCTCAATTTTTCAATTTGATTGATAACCACATCAACTGGCACACCTAAATGCTCTGCTACCTGCTCAGGCGTAAATACCTTTATCCCGTCTTCTAGACAAAACGCCTCTTTAGGTATTAACCCCATTTCATTTGCTATATCTCTTGCCATGTCGTTAAACCAGTCAGGAGCTAAGAGCATTGCTTTCATAAATTGATTTCTGGCCTCTTCTGAGTCCTCACCTGTGGTTTTAACGAGTGCCTCATACTTTTCCATTTCTGCCGAGAATTCAGCAGGGAATGTTGGGCGTTTTGTGTGAGTAATTTTTGCCTCATTAAATAACTTTTCAAAGCGTGGGCTGATAGTGCCAAGCCATCCCATTGCAAAAGTTTCAAAAACAGTTGGCTCTTCACCAGTAGTTAATAGATCTGTCAGATAGGCAACCACATCCTCAACATTGCTTTCAAATGAGTTTACATTTTCACGAGTAATATTCTTTTTCATGTCTAATTCCTATTTTGCAAATACGGTTGCGAATGTGGTTCCAGCAATTTCTAGCAATACGTCTTTAGCTTCTTCAAATGCACGCGCCTTTGCTGCTGCTTCTGAATCTAGTGTCATGGAGTCGTTATACTTCTTCCATTCCTCTTTAGATCGGCGATCCAAGAATCTACCTAGCAAGTGAAGAATCTGTTTAGTTGCATTATTGGTTTTCTTATAGCGAGCATCTGTTTCTATAAGGTCTATAGCTCCAGCTCTAGCCAACTTTAAAAGCTCATCATGTGGCAAGCTTTCAAAATCAATTCCAAGTATTTGATCTGCCTTTTTTAGATCTACATCCTTACTTGGATTGATTAATCTTTGTTTCACATCTTGCGGGCTGATCTTGTATGCAAGCCCATTTCGTCTAAAGCGAATTACATTACTCATGATCACGCCTTTAAATGATTTTCAAATTCTTTATAAAGTTGGGTAGCTGCTTTATTCATTTTTCCGTCATACATGATGTGTACGTTTCTAGGAAAAAGTTTGCTGACTGTGGCGCAATAAAACTCCATACGCCCACATGGTCTAACAATTCCGCGATACCCAATCTTTGTAAGCCACAATAAAAACGCCTTAAAAAGAACCTCCCTAGAGAGGTCGGCGTAATTAACGCCGTCCGTCATTTTTAAAACCTTCTGTAAGTGTTTTAGAGATGGCTGCATTCGCTGGAGCTAAATGATTTGTGTTGATTACTTGCGTCTCTGGGACAACCTCAAGGTGCGTAATATTATTTTTCAACTCATCAAGTTGGTATTGACCACCTGTTAATTGAGCAAGCTCACCGTTGTGATAATCCTGAGACATTTCTGCCTGAGTTTTAGCGACACCAATAAGACGAAATACTTTATCGAAAGATAATTTGCTTAAGTCGTGGTCCTTTAATTTATCCACTAGACTTAGTTCAATTGCAGAGAGTAGGGCGTTTATATCGCCCATATCATTTTTAGCTTCGCTACGTGCTGTAACAAGGTCATCCACAGTCACGCTTTTGTTTTCTGGAAAAAGTTGTGAACTAGTACGCATGATTATTCCCCTTTATTTTTAAGTAAAGTTAAGCGTTCTTTGTGAGCATCGATTAGAGCTTGATAGCAATCACTAGTACGGCCATCTAAAGCCATTAAATCTTCAGTGGACACAACGCCTGAGCGAATCTCAACTTTGCGACCAGGACATGTTTTGGAAAAATACTGTTTTGCACTAATGGCATCTAACAAATCAATAAACCACTCTGATGACATAGAGATGCCTTGGTCAGACTCATCTAATGCTGTAGCCATGTAATAGTGACAAGCACTTTCAGTGTTTTGAGTTTCTTGCCAAAGCAATGTTTCATCATAATTTGGTACAAGTTTTACCAACTCTTCATGAGACATTTTCTGAACTTGAAGATTTATTAGTCGGTACTCATGAAAATTGAGCCAAACTCGCTCCCACATTGGCGCCTCTTCGTCTTCAAAATTTAAAGCAGAGGTGGCAAAAGCGCCTGCAGTAATGTAGTAATCCACTTCTGGATTTGAGCTTTTTAAGCTTTCTAGCTTTCTTTCTGCTTGATCAAGATGAAAGAACGGACGGTTAATAATTCCAAATGGGTAAATTTCTTTACCAGTAATTTGAATTGAAAGGTAATGGCATGAGCTTTCATCTGCCATCCATGCATCAAGCTGAGAAAGTAGTTTTTCAGCAGGCTTGTTTTTATTAGTAGAACGGAGATGCGAATTAGCGCCGACTTGTTGACTAATATCTGTGATTTGGTTCATAATGTGACCACCAAAAAGTTACTTGTCCCGATCCTCGACCAAAATTTTCAGGACAAAAATTTATCTTAAAATACCAGAGCATTGACTCTGGGTTTCGTGTTTATAAAATGAATCAATCATTTTGTGTAATTTAAGATAAATCATTTTGTTTAAACTAGTCAAGATAATTTTAAATCATTTTGATTAATTATTTTTAGTTAATAAAAAAGCCCGCTTTTTTGAATAGCGGGCTTTTTTATTTTATTTTTCTTAATCTAAATATATATTCTGCATGGGTTGAACTGGATACTCATGCACATGCTTACTTGGCGGGATGATATCAGATACCGCAACAATTGCAGACACATCCTCCATATCAATAGTCATCCTTGCCTCGCCATTTACAGCTAAAAGATGAAGTACATTATTAACGATTCCAATAAATTCTTTAATGGTTCGTCTACCATCTTTCAGTTGAACCTCTACAAATTCTGTAGGTGTTGGCTCTGCATCTGGATCACAAACCACATACCAACCATTACGAATAGCAGGATACATTGAATCACCTGTACCTCTTACAGCGTAAGCATTTGGCCCTGCCGTAAGAGAGGGTACATAGCCGTCTCCGCCATTACCTAAATATCCCATTTCAGTGTAATAACCATCCATTCCCATCTTCGAGTATGACTTCACAGGAACCCAACCACCTCGTTTAGTATCTGTGGTGATTTTTTTATTTCTAACACTATCAATGGATGGTGAACCCTTTCCAGTAAGAATCCAGCCGACATCAATATTAAATTTATTGGATACTTTAAAAGCACCAGTTTTTGAAATACCTCGGCGCTCCCAATTGTAAACAATTTGAGGAGTCTCATCTAAGGCGTAAGCCAAATCGGCCCCAGTGATTTTTGTGACTTGGTAGACGCGTTCCATTGTTGGGTGAATTTGCTTCTTTTCCATGACTCTCTCGGCAAGGCTTAGAATTAATTGCTGCAAATAATAACACATTTTGTGTAAATCAAAATGATTGAATGATTTTTTTGTTTGTGTATACTGAATCAATCAAAATGATTTATTTCGAGGTGCTAATGAGTAGTGTCCAAAAAGATGCTGAGCTTATCGACAAGCACGGAGGTGCTACTGCACTGGCTCAAACCTTGGGCTACAACGTTCAGCGTGTTCAAAACTGGAAAATTAGAGGCATTCCCGCTAAGGAAAGACTTAAACACCCTGAATTACTCTTAGTCGATTTTATTCCAACACCAAAGAAATAAAAACCGCCATCTGCTGTAACAGATAGCGGTTTGAATATCGTATTTGGAGCAAACCAAAATGAATGAACAAATCTTAGCACAAAATTCAGACTGTGCAAGCCCATATGATGATGAGGATCAAGTCCTTACTCAATGGCAAGTAGATCATGACGCATATGCAGACTCAATAGCTGAGTACAAGGAATCTCGCAAAGAACTTGAAAAGGCTTTGGGTGTTCAAAAAGATTTCAACAAAACTTCCCATCCAATTGGGGAGGTTATAGCGGACCTGCAAAAACATGCTCACCTATATGCACTTTTGAATCGATTTGAGAGCGCTGTAATCAACCGTCTAAGAGCAAAGGATAAGTTGTAATGCACTACTACGAGCGAAATATTGGTGATTATTACCGCAAGGCTGGAAGATTAAACATTTTGCAGCATGGGGTTTATAACTTGCTCATGGATGCCTGTTACGACCGTGAATCGTTCCCAACGCTTGAAGAGGCTATTGAATGGGTATGGGCGGAAACTGAGGAAGAAATTGACGCTGTTAAATTTGTACTTAAGAAGTTTTTCAAATTAAATGAGGATGGGGTTTATATTCAAAACCACATTAAAGAAGAGCTTGAAAAGTATAGAGCCTTCCTTGCTAAACAAGCAGAGAATGGCAAAAAAGGTGGTCGCCCAAAGAAAAACCCAAAAAATGATTCTGGTAATAATGGGAATGATTTTGATAATTCTGGCTTTAAAAATGAAAGCCAAGACAACCAAAATGAAAGCGAATTAAACCCAGAAAAACCCAAAGAAACCCAAATAAAGCCTAAACCATCTAACCATCTAACCAACGAACCATCTAACCAAGAAAATAATATATGTCCGCCTAACGGCGAACCTGTACCTGCTGAAAAACCAAAAGAGAATTTCAAAAATGAGATTCAAGAGATTTTCGATTTTTGGAAAGTTACGTTTAACAAAAACGATAGAACCGTTCTAAGCAATGATCGCAAGAATAAGATCAAAGCTCGACTCAAGGAGGGGTATACATCCCAAGATTTGAAACAGGCTGTGATAGGTTGTTCAAAATCCTCATTTCACATTGAGAAGAATTTTACTGACATTGAGTTAATTTGCAGAAGTGCAAAGCATGTAGATCAATTCTTGGTTAATGCTGGTAGCTCCCAAGTTCCTGTTGAGAATGGTCAGCAAGGAGAAACAGCACCACCTGCTCAATACAAAGTAATTGAAGGGAGATGGTAATGGGGTTTAGTTCAAATATTCATGATGTGAATATGGAGCAATGTGTACTAGCTGCCCTAATGACCACAGCTTTGTCACTAGAGACAATTGGTCAAGAATTGGATGCAGAATGTTTTTATTCAGATCGCCACCAGCATATCTACTCGGCAATTGTTGAATTATCTGAAAGTAATCAACCTTACGATGTTGTTATGGTTGCGAATTATCTAAAGGGCAAAAACGTTTTGCATTTGATGGGTGGGGAAGAGTATTTAATTCAACTCATGCAAGATGCGCCAAGCAGTTTTTACAACGCAGAAAGTTATGTAACTCAGTTAAATAAACTTAAAACACATCGAAGAATTGAGCAAATTGGTTATCGCATTGCTGCTATGGCAAAAGATACAACATTGCCCGATTTACTTGTTGAGGCTGAAAATCTTCTTGGGCAAGTGGATAAGACTGATGATGCAGATATGGGGGCAAGTTTTGGAAATGCTCTCACTAGCGCCTTAGAGCAAATGATTGAAAAGTCTGAAAAG